GGATTGGATTATAGTCGCCTTCATAACTATGCACCGACCATGTTTCATCGATGGCTACTGCCTTTGGAGAAGAAAGACGAGAGCCTGTATTATTGCTAAAAAAATTTATGTAATCAGCACCGAGACTACAAATAAAATCAGAATATTCTTTAACTCTAGGGTCTGCATTATCCATTAGTAATTGTTCGCCCTGAGATATTTGTCCTACTAAAGTACCAGCTAATGATTTTTTGTTTTCATCTTCTAAATATTCATCTAGGTAATCGTTTAGGTCATTTACCATACTTATAGGCATTTCTGTTTCCATAACGTAAACAGAGGGCATATTATGTACTGTGACTTCTGCCATTAACTAGGTACGTTAAAACTGTTGTCTGGTGTGCTATCTGCTGGTGGGTTAGTTATAACGCTATCTACTTGACTTGCAAATATTTCATCCCACTTTGATACAGGACAGATAGCTACTAAATCAGCATTACTCCAACTGCTTTTTGCTTTTAAAGTAAAGTTAGTAGTTTCTGAACCTGTAACAGAATTTACATCTTTTTGATTTACTGTAGTGCTAAAAGTAGATGTGTAATAAGTAGAATCACCTTCACTATCGTTTTTATAAGTCATAGTTATATCCCATTTGTCAACTTTGCTACTGCTATTAATGTATGGGGTACAACTTGTTATTGTTTTTGTTACTGCCATTTTTTACTCCTTAATGTAGTTTCTTTTTAATTTCATCAATCTCTGTTGATAATTCTTGTACTGCTTTGACAAGTATAGTTTCTAAATTAGTTGCTCCTATACGTTGTCTGCCATCTACTTCATCTTCTTGCCAAAGGTCAAAACCATCTTTAATTTCATCATGTGCATCTATAACAGCTTTTACTTCTTGTGCTATAAATCCATGATTAATTTTATCATTCATAGTTCTCGTTTCTGAGCCTTCCTTGTAAGCCTTTAACTCTGGAGATATATCTTTTTCTTTTTTCCATCTAAAAGTTACTGGTCTTAAATCGTTTATAAAAGATAAACCAGCCTCTTGGTCTTCTATATCTTCTTTCAATCTTATATCAGAAGGAGCGGTTATTGTGGTAGCACCAAAAGCTATATTAGAATCATTAGTTCCATCACCAAAAGTAAAATTACTATTACCTGAACAAGTTACGTTTTGTCCCATCACTATTTGGTTTGTTCCACTTGCAGCAGAAAGACTTGTGGAAGTACCAATAGCTACGTTTTGTGAGCCTGTTGTAAGATTATCTGCTGCATTATGTCCAAGGACGACATTATCACTACCTGTAGTGTTTATATTTGCAGCTATGTAACCTACTGCTACGTTTCTTGTTCCTGTAGTATTAGCAGTCAAAGCAAGATGACCAAAAGCTGAACTTTGACCAGCCGTAGTATTTGCTCCCAATGCTCCATGACCAAAAGCAGCATTATCTGCACCAGTTGTATTAGCATCTAAAGCGAAAGCACCAAAAGCGTTGTTAGATGCCCCTGTAGTGTTTACTCCTAAAGAATTATAACCAACTGCTGTGCTGTTTGATGCTGTTGTGTTGGCATTTAAAGAATATGCACCCATAGCAGTATTTCTTTCACCTGTTGTGTTAGCGTATAGAGTCCTAGAACCAAACCCTGTATTGTAATCTGGATTGTCTGAAGAACCTGTGTATCTTCCAGACAAAAATCCCATAAACGTATTTTCTGTTCCAGATACTAATGCAGCACCCGCTTCATCACCTATAGCAATATTATAGTTTCCTGTTGTTAAGGCTGCTAACGCACTTGAACCTATTGCAGTATTTTCTGAGCCTGTAGTGTTTGCTGTTAACGCACTATGACCAACTGCTACGTTATTTGATGCTGTGGTATTCGCTCTAAGAGCAGAATCACCTAAGGCTACGTTTTCAGCACCTGTAGTATTAGTAAATAAAGCTTTAAAACCTACTCCTACATTACTATTTGCTGTAGTGTTGTTAGCTAAAGCTGATGTACCAACTGCTAGGTTTTCTGAACCTGTAGTGTTGTCTTGCAAAGCTAAATAACCAACCGCTGTATTGTTAGAAGCTGTAGTAGCATTTGTTAAAGCAGCATAACCAAGACCAGTATTAGCATCACCAGTTGTACTAGCATCTAAAGTTCCTTTACCAAATGCAGAGTTATAGTTCCCTGTGGTGTTTGAAAGTAAAGCACTGTCTCCTACGGCAGTGTTTAGTGTACCTGTGGTATTAGCACCAAGAGCAGAAGCACCTACTGCTGTATTGTTACTAGCTGTTGTATTTGCTGTCAAAGCAGCAGTACCAACTGCTGTGTTTGAAGAACCTGTAGTATTGTTTCCTAAAGGTCCAAATGAAGTGCCAGGTATATCTGAACCAATAGCAGTATTATCAGTACCTGTTGTGTTGGCACGTAATGCGTAAGTTCCAACTGCTGTATTTCTATCGGCAGCAGTATTCTTCAAAGCAGAAAACCCTACTGCGGTATTACTTTGTTGTGTAGTTGCAGTTACTAAAGCATCACTACCAACTGCAACATTATTATTTCCTGTAGATACTGCTTTACCAGCATCTTGTCCTACAAAAGTATTATCTGCTCCTGTTGTAATTGCTGTTCCAGACAAATCACCAATCGCTGTGTTGTCTGTTCCTGTCGTTAGTGAGTCTAATGCTGTGTCTCCCAAGGCTACATTACCTGTAGCTGTAGGATAGTTTCCATCTAGTTTGATTGTTCCGCTAGAAGCATCTATATTTCCAGCAAAAGTTACATGACCTCCATCAGCTATAGATATAGCATCATCACCATCTGTAAATTCTATTAGTGGTGTTTGTATGGATGCTGATGTTTCTAATATACCACTTGTTTCTATATTAATAGATGCTAGTGCATCAACCATAGCACCACCAGAACCAGCACCATCAGAGTAAATCATTTTAGTTTTACCAGTCGGTATAGTTACATTAGCACCAGAGCCTTGACTTATTATTATAGATTGTGAACCACTTGTTGCATTTTCTATTAACCATAGCTTCGATACTGTGTTCGGTCCTATAGTTATAGTACAGGTTGAATCTAATGTTCCTGTATATTTCAAATATATAGACCTACCGGGGTCAGTAGAACCATCTGCTATTGTAGTTGTATGCGTATCCGCATTAGTAGTAATAGCTTCTGTGCCAAAGCTGAATGCTTCAGCTATCAACTCAAGGTTAGTATTTGTACTTGTACCCCAAGTTCCTGACTCGTCACCAGTTGCTATTTCTTTTAATCTAAGGTCATTTACATAAGTTGCCATTTTTTACCTCTAAAGTAATATTAAACCATTTGTTATGCTACGTCACTCCAAGTTGTTGTAACAGATTCTTCTACATCAGACCATGATGTTGTAACTCCGGGTATTATATCTCCCCATACACTTACAAATCCTGTCTCTCCTGTAGCGTTTAAACCTATTACAGATACATTTGCTATGCCTGTAACTGTTGTACTACCAACTGCACCACTTGAAGAAACGCCAGTTATAGGAAATATATTTTCTGTAACTGTGGTTACAGTTCCTAATCCGCTAGTTGCAGCTAGTCCTGTACAGGCTACATTAGCATCACATGTTACTGTTTCATCACCTGCTGATATTGTAGAAGCAGTGCCTGAAACACCAGTTATTGCTATACCAGAGGCTGTTACACTACCTATAGCAGATGTACCTGCTATACCAGTTTCACTTACATTGGCATCACCACTTACAGATTCTGTGCCTAACGCAGTAGTTCCAGCTACTCCTGTCTCTGTTACATTAGCTTCACCTGTTACAGTTTCGCTACCAATCGCACCTGTGGCTGTTACGCCTGTCTCAGCTACATTAGCATCAGCTGTAACAGACTCTGTTCCTAAAGCAGTTGTACCTGCTAAACCTGTTTCAGCAACATTAGCTGCACCTGTAGCAACTACTGAGCCTACTGCTCCTGTAGCTGCAACACCTATCTCTGGTACATTAGCATCACATGATATTGTTTCTGTTCCAAGTGCTGATGTACCAGCAACACCTGTAATACTTACAGAAACATTGACTATCGCAGGTTGACCCCAAGGACCTGTTCCCCAAGTGGACCGACCCCAACCGACAGACATGTATTAAGCTATTCTTATAATCGCATTACTTGCATCAGCTGTTGGAAAAGTTATAGTAAATGAACCTGCTGTTGATGTTTTATCAGCACCAAAATCAAATACTGCAACTGCTGGGTCACCTGAAGCAGAGTCGTTATAAATCATACAACCTCTAGCAGTAACAGTTGCTGTGCCAAAAGTTAAATCAGCAAAGTCTGTAAATGCTGTTGTACCTGAAGTGGAAGGGTCTACACGTGTAAGTTCATTGCCTTTAGCAGTATAGTTAGTTCCACTAGCTTCATTAGAAGTTGTATATGCAGTAGTTGCTGCACTCATAGTAGCTGAACTCGTATAGAGTGCTAATCTGAATGTGCTTCCACCTGAGTTTTTAAAATTATGCACACCTTCTAAAAGTTCTTTTTTAAAAGACGTACACATTGCTTGTGTTATAGCCATTACAGCCTCCTTATTATATTGGCAAGGTCTTTATGTCCTTGCTGTTCTAATTGATTACATACTGTACATATGTGGTTTTTTATTGCCTCATGCATATAGTGTGTAATTACCTTTCGTGCAGCATCTTTAAATATATGGGCTTGCGCTTTTATAGTGTCAGGTGCTGTATCACTTATCGAAACTAATCTATCTGTTGCCATATCTGCAACTTCTTCTACTGTGTGTCCTCTATAATCTGTAGTTTTTACACCCAAATTACCAATAGCTATTTCAAATTTATCTGTTTGCATTATGGTACGTTAGGTTCTGGTGGATGACCACCATTTGCTCTTTCATCTATAACCCACTCTTTAGGATTTTCTCTACCTATAATTCCATGTGGTATCATTTTTTCTTGTATAACATCTGAATAATTACATACTGAAAGCTGTCCATCATTTATATACGAAACTATTGGGTCGTTTAAACGATGGTATCCATATAGTTTGTCTTTCATACCAACATTTGCATCTAGTAAATTAGACCTAACTGCAACTGAAACATCCATATTATTTTCCATACATTTACCTAACCAATACTCACAACATGCTCTACCCATTTCTGCAAAGTGTGCATTGTTATTATAAGTAAAGTCTGTGCCAAACATACTTATTGCACCTACATTATTCCAATAAGCAAATGCTATAGCATAAGCAACAGTATTATTTAAGTATGCACATGATGTATCTTCTATAACACTTTTAATAGGATACTCCTCTACAGCTGGAACTCTTGCATCTAATTCACATGAATATATTGGATAATCTATTTTAGGTAATTCCTCTCTCATCATTTCTGTCATGGATGCTGCTTCATCTGTATCAAAGAAACGAGACATAGGGTCAAGAATAAATGCTCTATCAGCTTTCTTTACCACTCCTATCATTGCATTTATAACCCAAACTTCATCAAACTTTTTACTATGTAACTGTGACAAATGAAAATCTATTTGACTCATACCCATTGCTACAATAGCTACATGTTTTCCTTCTAAAGATAATATTCTTTCTTCTAACATTATTGTTCTGCTATCCTTCTTTGACCGCCTCTATAGGCATCTTTTCTATTTCTTCCATCTTGTTCTATGACTAGCTTATCTAATGCTTCTTTAAATCTTGTTTCATAAAGACCAACTAAATCAGGTTCACCTTTCATAAATATATACGCTTCTACTAGAGAGCCAAACAAAAGAACATCTGGTGCATTAGAACCTAACCAGCTTGTGCCATCTGATGATGCAGTAATAGATTGTGGTAAATGAAAGTAATGTAACTCTACTGTGTAATTAGCATCAGGCGTTGGACCTAATATAAAAAAACCATCATCAAATTGTGCGTAGTATTCTGGTAATCCTGTATTAGTAGAAGGTTTAGGATAAGCTTCTCTAATAAAATTAACATCTTTATTTATTAAAAAATTGTAGTTGCCATCTGAATCTACTACTGCCAATGAATAAGAATATAAAAAATCATCTGGCACTCCAAGATATTGATTATTTATAGTTGCAGTAGCTTGTTGATTCTTTCTATAGCGTGGTAATTCTACCGAACTATTTATTCTACTCTCAGCTTGTTTAATTAAAGTAGGTAGATTATTTACAAATGTGGTCTCTGTATTTTCAGTATAGTCCTGTATTGCAGTTTTTAATGTAGTAAATGTAAATGACATTAGCTTATGGTTATAGTTAATTTACCTAGTTTACCTTTCAAAACCATGTTACTTAGATTGCAGTCACCAAATGCTGAGTTCCATCCACCTATAGGATTGAAACCTGATAAACCTCTACTAGCCTCTAAATCTGTTTGTGGTCTTGGATTCTTTAATGCTTGTGGGTCATTTAGTCTTAATCTACCTAACTGTAGTTGTGGCTGGTCTTTATCTAATACATCTTTGCCTACTAATAGTCCTGTCCTTTTTTTATCTTTTATTTGATTGCGTAAATCTTTTAAAGGATATCTAAATCCAGTTCTATCGCATATACCATATGCATGTTTACCTTTTGCATATGGCATACTAATAACCTCCCGGCACGAATCTTACAGCTGCCTTGACTCTATTTTCCTCAGATGCAAGCTTCCATTGTTCTTCATACTGTTGTTTTAAGAATGGAACTCTTTGTGCTGCCTCTGGATTTTTCATAGCAAGATAATATGCTAATCCTGAAACTAGACATGGTAAGAACACTTTAGGTACATCAAGAGTATTAGATGCTGGTGTTCCTGCATCATATATCTGTCTTAGCCTATACCAAACTACTTTATAAGTAGTAGTGCTATCCGGCACAGGATAAAGAGTAAAAGAAGTAGAGCCACTATCTCTGTTAACTAATATCTCATTAGGTCTGCCTCTATCTAACTTATTAGGTATATCTGCATACTGTGAAAAGGATACTCTAGTTAAAGACGTATCACTTTGCGCATTTGTTTCTCCATCATCTGTTCTTAAATGATGTTCTAATAAATCAATAGTGTCAGCATCTAAAGTGTATGTAGCAGTTCCAGCAGTAAGAGTCGTACTACCTGATTCAACTTGCCATAGATTTAAACCTCTGTTTGCCCATTCGAGCATCATAAGATTTATGCTACGTCTAGCTGTACGCAGGTCGTAACCGGTTCTCATTTCTAAACCAGCTAATTCAAAAGCCTCCTCTGCTGCTTCTGCTATATCAAGATTAAAGTTATTAGTAGTGGCTGTTGCCATATATTATTTCTTTTTCTTTGGTTTCCCATAGGCTGCGCCCATACCGCCATGACCATACTTAGGCATACCACCGCCCATCATTCCATGAACTTCGCCTCCGTGTTTCATTTTAACCATGTCTTGATAATCACCAACTTGACCACCTTCATCAAAGTTAATAACCATATCCTTACCAGTTTTTTTCATTTCCTCACGTGCTGCCTTCATACCAGCATCATCATAAGGAAATTTCTTTTTACCTACATTTGGCATATTTTTTCTCCTGTTGTTTAAACATATTTATTTTAAGGTTCAAATGTTCCGTTATCAATTAATATCTGTCTATTCTTTAGATGCTCTTCTTCAACTTCTTGTTTGCTTTGTCCAAAGTATTTCACTGCTAGATGTTTGTCAACCATAAGTTGATTTATGTTTACATCATCTACAACTACATCACCTAATACTCTGCCATACTTACCTTTAGAATCTTTTAGTTTTGTTTGTATAACAATCTTATCACCTGCATCTATAGACTCTTTTAAGAAAGACCCAGCCATTTTTCCTCTAGCCTTTTCATCAAGGTCACGGGTACGTGACTCAGGAGTATCAATGCCATAAAGACGAACACGACACTTATGAAAAATGTCAAACCCAAGGTCCAACACAACGTCAACAGTATCACCATCAACGACTCTTTCAACTTTACAACCATATTCATACATCACCTATACCTCTTAGATATCTTTGCAACAGACTTAGGTTGTTTAGAAAATTGTTTACCTTTCTTAGTATCTGCTCTTTTCTTCCTAGTAGTAGCTGCATATTGAGAACTAGACATGGCTTTGATAGCTTTTTCAGGTAAATATCTTTCTCCTGTTTCTGACGACTTCTTACCTGACTTAGTACGCCATTTTTGTTTAGTCCAGTCTTTAAGACTTTTTTGACTTTTTGCTATTGCCATGTGCTTTTCTTATTGAATCTTTACCCTTTTTAAATATATTAGTGACCTCAGACTTACCCATAACTTTTGCTCTTTGCTCTCCGACTGTAAGTATTTGTATTTTTCTAGCAAAGGGTTTTTTAATTCTTTTGACTTTTGCAACTGTTTTCCTTGCATCTGTAGGCGTTGCAAACTTAATGGGTACTGTATCTTTAGGATTTTCATCTGTGTATAAACGCCTCCCGCTTCCTTTAGGTTTTTTTCCTGTTCCTTCTTTTGGGTCTTTTGCCATAAGCTTCTGTCAATGCTATTGCTACTGCTTGTTTCTGTGGTCTCCCTTCTTTCTTTAATTTAGAAATATTAGAAGATATTACCTTCTGACTACTTCCTTTTTTTAGAGGCATTATTCATAGCCTTTATATGATTCTTTACTATCTTAGCTTGCGCTGCGTGCATCTTAGATGCGTTCTGCAACTGCTTTACTACTGGTTCTAAGTCCTTGCTCATTTATATCCTCCACCTTTTGCTTTATATTGTTTAGCTAACATCTGTGCTTTTCTAGCACTCCATTGTCCGGGTTTACCACCTTTACCACCAGCCTTAATGCGTTTAAACATTCTCTCACGCATACCCGGCTTTGTGTAGTTACCAGCTTCGTTTACCCTTGATTTCTTTTTTTTACCTGTCATTTGTTTTTTAGTTTGAGTTCTACTAATTACCATTTAACTTTGTGACTCCAATACCTAGCACTAAACTTATCTGGACTTGCATCTTGTGCATTATGTCTTGCATAGTAAGATTTTTTACGTGCTTTGTCTTTTTTAGACTTGGGATTTTTACCAGCACCTTTAACACCCTGCTGTCCAAAGCGTATTAGTTTAGTCTTATCACCTTTCTTAGCCACAACAACATGTGACTTCTTAGGATGATTAGGAGTTCTTTTAGGTTTGTTGTATCCGCTAACCCCTGCTTTTTTTAACTTAGGGTCTTTAGCCATCAATCCTCACCTTTAAACTTTTTACTCTGTCCTGATGTACCTGCGTATATTCCAAACACTGCTGCCATAGCACCTACTACTATAGATACTAAGCCAGCTTGTTCTAAATTAGGTTCAGGTATATCCATAAACCAAGTTACAACTTTGTAAAGTAATATGATGTATACAGTCACAAATGCTCTAGGAAATATTCTCCATGCATCAACAGTTCTTGCTAAGTGTATCCATTTCTGAAAAGGATTATCACCGGCACTGTTAGCATTAGCGTCTATCTCTACTTCAAGGTTTATCTTTTTCTTTACAGATTCTTCCATCATATAAATTTAATATATGCTACTGCAACAGAAACTAAACCATAAAGACCCCACAGCATATTTTC